GAATCACTATATGGTGATGGCACTACATCTATTCAAGATGTTACTGGTTTGGAAGATGTCATAAGTGAGCTTAAAGAGAAATACTCAACGAATGAATCACTTACAGATTCACTTGGTAATTTAGAAAGTACTTTAAGAGGTGAGTTTCAAGCCCAAGTACAAGCTTTACCAGATTATACTGAGCAATTAAATCAAGTATCTAGTGATTACAATCTTGCCAAAGGTCAGCTAGATAATTTAAGAAGTGACTTTGGTCAATTTCAACAACAATCTGCAACTAATCTTGCTGATGTTCAATCAGCATTAGAAACTGAAATTGGAGATGTTCGAGGAAACCTTACATCTGGTTTAAAGACTTTAAGGTCTGATGCTTTTGATGCGTTAACTGATGTGTATTCAACAAGAGATGAAGCACTTGCTGATTTGTCTGGACGTTTTGGCACACACTTACGTCAACAAGAAGACGCTCTTACTAAACGAATAGATGACACAGGTAAAGATGTAGAGGAAAGAATAAATCGTTTAGGTTCAATGATGAACTACAGAATGCTTGGAGATAGTGCTGGCGGTGTAAAGATGAGAAGATCAAAAGCTTTTACGTCTGGTGCTGTTAATACAGGTACTGGTCAGCTAAGTCGTTCAATGAAATTAAAAACACTTAACATATAATTATGACTGCGAAAGCTAGATACGATGCGCTTTCTAGTGACAGATCACAGTTCTTAAACATAGCTGAACAAGCAACCAAGCTTACACTTCCATATTTAATAAGAGGTGAAGAGGAGCACAATGGAGGAGCAAGAAATCTTATAACTCCATGGCAATCAGTTGGTGCAAAAGGTGTAGTCACACTGGCATCAAAACTAATGCTTGCTTTGTTACCTCCATCAACAAGCTTTTTTAAATTACAGTTAGATGAAAATGCTTTGGAAGGTGGAATCCCTCCAGAGATGAGATCAGAATTAGATTTATCTTTTGCCAAAATCGAAAGAACTATTCTTGAAGCTATTGCAGCTACAAGTGATCGTGTAATTATTCATCAAGCTCTAAAGCATTTAATTGTTGCTGGTAATGTTCTGGTATTTATGGGTGAATCTGGATTAAAGATGTTCCCATTAAATAGATATGCTATTGAACGAGATGGTAACGGTAATGTTATAGAGATTGTCACTAAAGAAAGAATCAACAAATCTCTTTTGGAAGAAATTGTTCCAGAAGATTTTAAAATACTAGAAGAACAAGATGTCACCGAAGATGGTGAATATGTAGATCGTCAAGAAGTAGATATATACACACACTGTACTCGTGTGGGTAATAGATACGAATGGCATCAAGAAGTATATGATCAAGTCATCCCTGCTTCAAAAGGAAAAGCACCAGCTAACGCTACACCATGGTTACCACTAAGGTTTAATACTGTGGATGGTGAAGCGTATGGTAGGGGCAGAGTCGAAGAGTTTATGGGAGATTTAAAATCTCTTGAAGCATTAATGCAAGCTCTTGTTGAAGGTAGTGCTAGTGCAGCAAAGGTTGTATTTACAGTCAGCCCAAGCTCAACTACAAAACCACAGACCCTAGCTCAAGCCGGTAATGGTGCAATTATTCAGGGAAGACCTGATGATATAGGTGTTGTCAACGTAGGCAAGACAGCTGATTTTAGAACAGCATTTGAAATGGCTATGCAATTAGAGAAACGTCTTAATGATGCTTTCTTAATTCTTAATGTCAGACAGTCTGAAAGAACTACAGCTGAAGAAGTACGTATGACACAGATGGAATTAGATCAACAGCTAGGTGGATTGTATTCACTGTTAACTGTTGACTTGTTAGTTCCATACTTATCAAGAAAACTTACGGTATTCCAGAAGTCTGGAGAGATACCACAAATCCCCGGGGATATGGTTAAGCCTACAATCGTAGCCGGTGTCAATGCTCTTGGACGTGGACAGGATAGAGAAAGTCTTATCCAGTTCATGACAACTATTGCACAAGCAATGGGACCAGAAGCAATGCTCCAATACATAAACCCAGAAGAAGCTATTAAACGTTTAGCAGCTGCGCAAGGTATTGATATCTTAAATCTTGTAAGAAGTATGCAAGAAATACAAGCCGAAAATCAAGCCAATGAGGAAAAAGCTATGAACATGAAACGTGAAGAGTTACAAGTTCAAGCAATGAAATCTCCTATGGCTGACCCGACTAAAAATCCACAACTAGCACAACAGTTAACGGAAGCACCGGGACAAGGCACACCTCAACCAGTTGATCTACCTACAAATAATTAATACATATGTCTGAGACATTAACAATGGATGAAACTCAAGCGGAACAGCCTGAATTAACTCCAGAAGAACAAGACTCTCTCCAAGTTGGAGAAGCAATGGAAAGTCAGCAAGAACAATTATTAGCTGGCAAATATAAAAATGCTGAGGAGCTAGAAAAAGCTCACTTAGAATTACAAAAGAAATTAGGTGAACGTGCAGAACCACAAGAACCTGTAGCAGAGGAACCTAAAGCAGAAGATGCTAAAGAAGAGGAACCTAAAGCAGAAGATACTAAAGAGGACAAACCAGAACCTAAAGTATTAGATGAATTATGGAACCAAAGAGAAAAAGGTTTTAGTGATGAAGCTTTACAGAACCTAGCTAAAACAAATCCCGGAGAACTAGCTAAAGAATATTTAAGGTACAGAGAATCACAGCAACCAAAAGGTTTGTCTGATAAAGATGTCACTGATCTAAAAGCTATGGCTGGCGGTCCAGAAAAGTATGATCAATTAGTTGACTGGGCTACAAAGAACTTACCAGAAAAAGAACAGCAAATGTATGACACAGTGGTGGATCGTGGAGATCCCCTTGCTTGTTATTTTGCACTTCAAACAGTTATGAATAAATACGAAAATGCAGTTGGTGTAGAAGGGCAGTTGATAACAGGCAAAGCACCATCTGCGTCTACTGATACATTCAGGAGCCAAGCTGAACTTGTTGCAGCAATGGGCGACCCTCGTTATGACAACGACCCTGCCTATCGCCAAGATGTAATCAGCAAACTCGATCGTTCAAAAATTAATTTTTAATTATGCCAAGAGGTAAAGGGACTTACGGAACCAAAAAAGGTAGACCCCCAAAAAAATAATGACAAAATCAAAAACAACTAAGCCACAAAAAGCTAAGAAGTCACAGAAACCATGTCCTTCTGGCTTTCATCGTGTAAACGGTAAATGTGTGCAAGCTGGAGTCGGTCCTGAATATCGACCTTAAAAAAATGAAAACAAAAGAATTAGATACGCTACTTCAAAACGAGTATGCGTACGAACCACCTATACAACTATTACCAGAACAAAAGCTAATGTCACCTGAAGCAGAAAGATTTAATGGCTGGGCAGCAATGCTTGGCTTCGTAGCAGCTCTTGGAGCCTACGTAACAACTGGACAAATTATACCCGGTATATTTTAATGGCAGCAATCTCAGTACAAAGAGAAGGCACATCTAACTGGCAGAAGTTTTGCGAGTGGGTTACTAGCACAGAGAACCGCCTTTATGTAGGTTGGTTTGGTGTGTTAATGATTCCTTGCTTGCTTGCTGCAACTACATGTTTCATACTCGCCTTTATCGCAGCACCGCCTGTCGATATAGATGGCATACGTGAGCCAGTTTCCGGCTCGTTAATATACGGAAACAATATTATTTCAGGAGCTGTCGTCCCAAGCTCTAACGCAATTGGACTACATTTCTACCCAATTTGGGAAGCTGGCACACTGGACGAGTGGCTATACAATGGCGGACCATATCAACTTGTTGTCTTTCACTTTCTCATAGGTGTTGCAGCTTATGCAGGCAGACAATGGGAACTTTCATACAGACTTGGAATGAGACCTTGGATATTTGTTGCTTATACAGCACCACTATCCGCAGCTCTTGCAGTCTTCTTAGTTTATCCATTCGGACAGGGTTCATTCTCTGACGGTATGCCTTTAGGAATCAGTGGAACATTCAACTTCATGTTTGTCTTCCAAGCGGAACACAACATCCTTATGCACCCCTTTCATATGCTCGGAGTTGCGGGCGTGTTTGGTGGT